TGGCTTAATTATATGATTTTAAAGCTAAAATTTGGTGGCCCCTGCTGGACTTGAACCAGCGACCAAGCGATTATGAGTTCCTACCAGAACAACCGAAAATCAATAGTTTGCGTTATTAAACATTGACTTAGTTTGCCAATGTTTGCCAATGTTTGCCAATATTTGCCATTTACACCGCCATTTTATCGCCACTCGTCGCCAGTGGATTGAGTTTAACGGCATCCTCTAAATGGTCGGGGGCAAAGTGAGCATATCGCATCGTCATTTTGATGTCGGTATGGCCGAGCACACGTTGCAATACGAGAATATTACCACCATTCATCATAAAGTGGCTGGCGAAGGTGTGGCGCAACACATGGGTAAGTTGTCCGGCAGGCAGCTCAATGTTAGTGCGCTGTAGTGCCGAACGAAAAGCGCCATAGCAATTCTGGAATAAGCTACCATGTTCTTTGTTTTTAGCCGGTAATTCTTCATAAAGCTCTTTGCTGATTGGCACAGTGCGATTCTTTTTACCTTTAGTGTAGTTGTAGGTAATTTTATATTTTGATAGCTGTGATTTCTTGAGCCCTTCGGCCTCGGACCAACGAGCACCAGTCGCAAGGCATATTTTCACAACAGATACTAAATCAGGGTGTTCGTGTCGTTTGCACTCATCAAGAAGCGCTGCAATCTGTTCCTTCGTGAGCCAAGCCATTTCCATTTCTTCCGTGCGGAACGGGCGCATATTTTTCAGTGGATTTTCCCCTTTCCATTCCCCGAGTCGATTAAGCTCGTTGAAAACAGCACGAAAGTAGGCCAGCTCAAGATTAAGCGTGCGAGGTGATACTTCTTTTACTCTGTTTGAACGGGCGTAATCGCCTTTTAACCGTTTTTCCCGATAGCGGGAAAACATCTGTGCATCAAAATCGCGAGCTAACGGTTCGCCCATGCAATCGAAAGCATGGTGCATAGCTAGTTTCCGTTTTTCGCCGTCCTTTAAGGTGATTCCATGCGCGCTATACCAGGAATCGATAAGCTCTTTTAGAGAACGGCGGTCTTCTTTTTCTTCTTGCCATGGGTGCTGTATCTTGTGCTGTTCAAAAGCCAGCGCCTCACCTTTGGTGGCAAACTTCCTTCTGATGCGTTTGCCTTTTGCCCCATTAGGGTAGATTTCACAAATCCACCCTCCTGCCAGATTTTTACGGACGGCCATCAGTTAATCTCGCTGTATATACCTACCACTCGGCCAATCGTTTTTATCTCATCAATTCCGCACTCAAACGGTACTTTACCTCCTGCTACATGCAACCTTTTACCGGGTAGAACCGTTAACTCTCGAAGGCTAATTGCGCCCTCAACATCGACAATCCAAAGACCGTCAGCCAAAGGCGCATCTTTCTCAGTGATGTAGCTTTTGCTCTCGTTTTTAACGCAGATAGCACTTTTCAAAGGCTTTTCGAAAAGCTCAGGGTCGATATTCAAAACCCCATTATCAGTGAGTCGACCTTCACTTAATGTGAATGATTTGAGTTCGTAAGACGATTTTGAGTGTTCGTCAGGCTTTTGTGGCCCTTTTCCGGTAAGGATCCATTGGATATTGACACCAGTCTCAAGGGCGCAGAATGCAGCGAAATCATAGGAGACGTTACCGCGTGTATAGCGGTTTTGTAGCGTGCTGGCTGCGATATTGAAATGGTTTGCGAGCTGAATTTTCTGTGTGAACCCGTAGACCTGACAAATTCTATCTAACACTTCCTCGTTTGAAATTTGGCTTTCAAAGTCCATAAATCGCATTTCTCATGTTGACCAATGCGAATAATCGCATTAGGATTCGATTGTTGGTGGCAATTGGTGGCAAACATTGGCAAACGTTGGCAACCATATGGCAAATATTGGCAAAGAGGAAATGATGCAACATGGCTTCCGAAATCGCAATCTTCAAAATCCCAGCCCCTGTGGTTTCCCTGCAGCAGTTCGCAGAGCTTGAGGGGGTTTCAGAGCGCACCGCTTACCGTTGGACGACAGGAGATAATCCATGTGTACCAATCGAACCTCGCAAAATCCGTAAAGGCTGCAAGAAAGCTGGCGGTCCTGTTCGCATTTATTACGCACGATGGAAAGAAGACCAGTTGCGTAAGGTGTTGGGCCATTCCCGATTTCAACTTGTCATAGGCGCTTGATTCACTTTATGTGAATTTTAAGGATGCAACATGTTTGATTTTCAGATTTCCAAACATCCCCACTATGACGAAGCGTGCCGGGCTTTTGCGCAACGTCACAACATGGCGAAGCTGGCCGAACGTGCGGGTATGAACGTTCAAACGTTACGTAACAAGCTCAACCCGGAACAACCTCACCAGTTCACGCCGCCTGAATTGTGGCTGCTGACTGACCTGACCGAAGACTCAACCCTCGTTGATGGTTTTCTGGCGCAGATTCATTGCCTGCCATGCGTGCCGGTTAATGAGCTGGCTAAAGACAAATTGCAGTCTTATGTCATGCGTGCAATGAGTGAGCTCGGCGAGCTGGCGAGCGGTGCAGCCTCTGACGAGCGCCTGACCTCTGCCCGTAAGCACAACATGATTGAAAGCGTTAACGCTGGCATTCGCATGTTGTCATTGTCGGCACTGGCGCTGCATGCACGTCTGCAGACTAATCCCGCTATGTCGAGCGTGGTCGATACCATGAGTGGTATTGGCGCATCGTTCGGGCTGATTTGAGGTGCTTATGCTGAAAAGTGAACCGTCATTCGCGTCTCTGCTCGTTAAGCAAAGCCCCGGCATGCACTACGGCCACGGCTGGATCGCAGGTAAGGACGGCAAGCGCTGGCACCCGAGCCGCTCACAGGCTGATTTACTGGCTGGCCTCTCTACTCAAAAGCAGGGGGAATCATGGCTATCGAAGCTGTTTCCGCGACTGTTCCGCTAAAAGCGGGTGAACGTCTGGCCGGTCTCAATCATGTGGCTGAATTGCGCGCGAGATATTGGGGCGATAGCTGGAAAGAGGTTGAGCGTTTTGTCGATGATATGCGCGATAAACGTGACCCACAATTTGAAGAAAATAATCGGGCGCTGGCCGCTATTTTCTTTTTGGCAAAAATACCGGCGGCTCGTCATGAGCTCGAATTAAGTGAGCTGACTACTGACGAGAAAAAAGCGCTTATTACAGCGATGAATCATTTTCGTGCAGTAGTGAGCTTATTTCCAAAACGGCTAACCATGCCGAATTAACCAACGGCAGAAATTAATGGCGTAAACCCGCCGGGTATTCTTTTGCCTAAATTCAGGAGGATTTATGAGTCGAGTTGTTTATTTTTCAACACCGAGAAATGGAGGGAAAAACACTCTGGATGAATTGTTTAAAGAAGCCAAAAAAGAAGAGCGTAAAGACCGCGCGCTCGCTGTTTCAATCAGTCTTGAGGCGCTGGCTGTTCACATTACTAATGCGGATATGACCGGCAAAGAAGCGGCTGAACTTCTGCGCCGCGAAGCGACTCGCTACGAAAACGAATCACAGGAGCTGCACTGATGGCCGACGCAATGGATTTTGCACAACAGCGTGAGCAGGAAGACCGTGAGCGCCACATCAACAACGCGCGCAGCCGTATCGCTGCGCCTTCCCGTTTTCTCTGCGAAGAATGTGACGCACCAATCCCGGAAGCTCGCCGCATTGCGATACCGGGTGTGGCCTTTTGCGTGACCTGCCAGCAAATCATCGAACTGAAAAACAAACATTACAACGGAGGTACAGTGTGAAAACAAAAGAAATGACAATCAGCCAACGAGCAAGGTATTGGCTTGAGGAAGGTTTTTTATTCATTGATACAGAAACTACAGGTTTGGGCGCGGATGCGGAAATAGTAGAAATATGCATTATTGATAGTCATGGTTCTATTATGCTCAATACGCTTATTAAGCCTACAAAGTCTATTCCTGATGAGGAAATAGCCATTCATGGCATTACCAATGAAATGGTTGCCTTTGCCCCTGCGTGGACAGATATATGCAGGACTCTGGAAGAGCTATTTATGCGATTTGGGTTTGTTATCTATAACGCTGATTATGACATACGGCTAATTAAACAGACTTACGCATTGCATGGACAGTCTTCTGTAGCTGCGCCATATATGCTCGCATATAACTCTGTTTGCGCAATGATGTTATATGCAGAATATCGCGACGAGCCGGGGAAATATAAAGGGTATAAATGGCATAAGTTGGTTGATGCCGCTGAACGTGAAGGAGTAAAGCTTGAGGGGCAAGCGCACCGAGCTTTAGCTGACTGCAAAATGACCTTAGGACTTGTTAGGGCTTTAGCTCGGGGTGGTGTTGCATGAGCCTCCGCATTGAAATAGGCGACAAATGGGTTATTACCAGCGACCAGTATCAATTCATCTTGAATGAAAAGAAAGTCGTTAAGTCTGGTAAAAAAGCTGGCGAGGAATGGCTCGACACCATCGGTTATTACCCGAAGATTAACCAGCTTATTTCCGGGTTGATTCATCATCATATTCAGCAGACATCAATTACCACTCTTGACGCAATGGCCACTGAAATCGAGCGTATCGGAGAAATGTGCGCCTCCTCAATCAAGGCGGCGGCATGAGAAAAACACATCAACTAAAAATTCGGCCTGAGTTTTTTCAGGCTGTCCTCAATGGAACGAAAAAAGCCGAGTTTCGTCTTGCTGACCGTGCTTTTGCTGTAGGGGATTTACTTTGCTTAAACGAGTATGGCCCCTGCGAATATGATCCGCAAAAGGTCGGTTTTACCGGCGCTTTTGTCTACGTGCTGGTGACTCATGTAACTGACCTTAACGAGTGGGCTCCCGGATATGTGATGTTAAGCATACAGCGCAGGCAAATGGGGGAACTATGCGGGTAAGCGTTAACTATGCTTACCCGTGGAACGCTCCACGGTCGGCAATAGCCAGCCCATATCTTACCTATGACCAACAGTATCGCCGCGACCGTATGTTCGCGGCTTTGCTGCATGCGAGAAAGGTGCTTTCTCTCCAGCCTGAGTGCGTGCGTTTTGATGTTTATCGCACCGCTGCAGTGCTGGAACAAAATCAGGGCAGTCAACGAGCCAATGCTTTTTTAATCAGCTTCTGCAAAAAGGCATTGCCGCGTCTTGAACTGGTCGCAAAAAAATACGAGTGCGCGGGTATTAACAGCAATCTATCAGCCGCTGTTTTCGATGGTCATTTTGATACCCAGCTTATGCAATATCTGGCGTCACGCATGGTCAATATGGTCGCCAGATTTAACCGCCTCCCGGACATGTCACGCGCCGATATCGACCTTTTGGCCGCTGATATCGCTAATTTCATTCGCGCTGAACTGGCTGACATTGATGACACCGGATTTAACGAGCTTAAAACGCTGTACACCTGGTACATGCGCGCCGGTTTTATTTCTCTGCAATTCAATGTTACCCCTCCGCATTGGGAGCGAGTGACAAAGAAATATGTCGGAGAAGATGAAATCGCCCCGGCCATCGCTCGCATGTTTAACGATGTGTGGTGGCGTGGTCGTCTGCGTCGCATTGCGGCTGCATGGCGTGAACATCTGCAAATTACTGTCGGCAACGTCAGTAAGAAAAAGCATGCCTATGCGAGTAAAAACTGCGTGACTGACTGGCGTGAACAAAAGCGCCGCACTCGTGAATTTCTCAAAGGTCTGGATCTCGAAGACGAAGACGGCAACCGTATCAGCCTGATTGAAAAATTTGACGGCTCGGTCGCTAACCCTGCGATACGCCGCTGCGAGCTGATGACCCGCATCCGTGGGTTTGAAAATATCTGTAATGAACTCGGATACGTCGGGGAGTTCTACACCCTGACCGCACCGTCTAAATATCATGCCACGACTAAAGCGGGGTACCGTAACAGCAAATGGAACGGGGCCAGCCCGTCGGACACGCAGAGCTACCTAACCGGCCTTTGGGCGCGCATTCGTGCCAAGCTACATCGGGAAGAAATTCGCATTTTCGGCATACGTGTTGCCGAGCCTCATCACGACGGAACGCCGCATTGGCACATGCTTATATTCATGTTGCCAGAAGACGTCGAGCGCGTGCGCCTCATCATCCGCGATTATGCATGGGAGGAAGACCACCACGAACTTAAAAGTGATAAGGCTAAAAAAGCCCGCTTTCATGCTGAGGCTATCGACCCGGAGAAAGGCAGTGCTACCGGCTATGTCGCGAAATACATTTCCAAAAACATCGACGGCTATGCTCTTGATGGTGAAACCGATGACGAAAGCGGTGAGCTGCTGAAAGAAACAGCCCCCGCCGTTTCGGCATGGGCGGCACGCTGGCACATCCGTCAGTTTCAGTTTATCGGTGGTGCGCCAGTGACGGTCTACCGTGAGTTGCGTCGCCTCGCTGATACCGAGACCGCACACGGTCTGAGCGTTGAGTTTGCCGCCGTCCATGATGCCGCTGACGCCGGTGACTGGGCTGGTTACGTTAATGCGCAGGGTGGCCCGTTTGTCCGTCGCGATGATTTGCAGGTGCGCACGCTGTATGAACCGCGCGCCGAGTTTAACCAGTATGGTGAGGAAACCGTCTGCATTCGTGGCGTGTACGATTCCGCTGTCGGTGCTGGCACCCCGATTTTAACCCGGCTAACGCAGTGGAAAATTGTGCCGAAGCGTGCCGTTGATTTGGCCGTTGACGTTAAGGGCGCTCCTGCGCCCTCTCGGAGTTCTGTCAATAACTGTACGGGAAGCGAAAGCGATCCACCGAAACTCGATTTATCAAAACCACTGAGCCGACGTGAAAGACGAGAACTGACAAACCGGCTCAGGAAGCCAAAACCAGCAAGGCGGCGAAAATTCATCCACGGAACGGATGAGCAAAATGCAGCTATAGCGAAAACTATCGACGAAATACATCTGACAACCGGCATCACTATTAGCCGGGGCGAAGCCTTGCACCTGATTGCAGGTGGCAAAAGTTGCTTTGATGGTAAATGGTTGCGAGGAACGGCCACAGGAGAAATATTTACCGCAGCGCCATCACATCAGGCTAAAGCTAAGGAGCATCAGACCAAAGCTACAGAAATCCTCAATCGTGTTGCGGCTTTAGCTGAACTGGCAACGAAAGCATAACCGTTAATATTCATCCATATCATGTACATACAGTGTATTTACTGCTTTTTTTTCTTCACATTTTTTATCAATACGTGCTACTGTATGTTTATACAGTATCTCGTTATGGAGGTTGTGTGGATAGAGAGTTAAGTGAGCACGTTATGATTGAGCGGGTCGAAATGATTGCGCGTCTGACGGCTGAAGGGACTTGTCAGGAAAGAGACCGTGAAATCGCATTGAATTTAATTGCGGAGATAGCAAGAGGCAACTTAATGAAAAACAATAATTTTTCTGTTGTTTTTTCCGCGCCGCCAGTTGATGAAACTTTTGCGAGGGAGAGCAAGGTGAGGGTAAATATCACATTAGATAAAGACCAAATAGTCGGTCAGCCGGTGATTGATGCTTTTCAGAGTGAATTATCTAGGCGAATACAGTCTGTTTTTCCATCGACGCGCGTTACGGTCAAAAAGGGATCCATGACTGGTGTCGAACTGATGGGGTTCGATAAAGATTCAGACCGCGAAGCGCTGGACGCTATTCTTCAGGAAGTTTGGGAAGATGAGAGCTGGCGGTAGCTCTTCAAAAAAGCGCCAATATCAACCTCATGTTTGGTAGCATGGGGTTGTTTTTTATGGGATTAGCTAAAGGAAAATCATGGATACCGTAATAGCATTTTTATCTCTGGCTCTTTTTATTGCTTTTATCATTGGTCTTATCAAGCCGTCGCTGGTTAGGATGCCAAATCGAAAGCGCTCAAGTGCGGTTTATCTCGGCGGCTGTCTGGCGCTGGGCGTTATTGGCTCAATCTTATGGCCGACTGAAAAGGGTCAGCCTGTAGCGAAAAATGATGTACCGACGGTTAAAGCGGAACCGGCTACGCCAACGTTTGAGTACGCAGATAAAACCCTCAAAGAATATCGCAACGAGCCAAAAGAAACCCGGCACGAAATCGTTAAAGACTATGTTGGCTTCAAAAGTGTACCGGCCAGCTCTGCAGATGTTTTTTATGCCTGTATGAGTGAGTACACTTTTACTAAAGATGATGCGTTAAAGCTCGGTGATGTGTTGGGGTGGTGTTTCAACGACTTTGAGAAGGATCCACAATCTCTAAATAATAAAATCAACCTTGATGTATTTCAGGGAAATTTTAGCGGTTGGGATGGCTCTTATCGTCCGTTAGAGAAGCTGATAAAAGCCAGCATGAATGATGATTCCTCTTATAAACATGTTTCAACGGTTTACCATCTTATTTTGAATAAAGACCCGCATGCCGTTGTCAAAACAACGTTTCGCGGAACTAATGCTTATGGTGGAGTGGTTAAACAGACCGTAGCAGCGCGCGTCGATGTTCGAACGGGTGAGGTTGATTCAATACTCGAAAATTAAGTAATACAGTGACAAACGCCGCCGGTGTTGAAAAACGACTACCGCGAGGCGTTTGTCCTGCCTTTCAAAATTTCCAGATGTGTTATTGGTTACACACTAGTGATGAATGGGACGTTACCTTAGCGGGTTTTATAGTGGCGCTTTGACGACACTAAATAAAATTCATTGAGGGCGATATTATGCATCGACTACCGGGAGAAATTCCGCAGCACAAAACTAAAAGCATAAAACTGATGGCAATCGTTCATCGTCTGCAGACGATAATGGTCAATGAGAACCTGACGCCAGCAGAACTGGTTGGGTGTGCAGAAATAGTCAGGGATAACTACGGCAAACTGGATAATATCAGCAGGCCGATACAATACGCACCTCCACCACGTCGTCCATAGCAAACGTCGCCAGCGATGAAACTCGCTTTCAGTGCTGGCGGGGTTGAACAACGAGCTACGCGAGGCGTTAGTGTTAATTTAGTTTTAATGAATGGTACTCAACCGAGTCGACCTTAGATTTGATATATGTACAATCATTTACAGAGAGTAATGCTGCCAGTAAGCGACATACCAGAGCCTGCATTTCTCGTAATATATCATCACCATATTGACCGCCATTAACACTGGAGAAACCAAGCGGTTGACCATAGAAAATAGCCTCATGAAAATTATCATTGCGGATGGTTGTAATATTTTTTTTGCCTGTTACCCATGAAGGCCGTGGTATGCCATAGGTTTCGCACAGCCACTTTAACCGCCTGGAGTGATTTAACGTTTTTTCAGGGCACTTGTTTTTTTCTGCCCACGCTAAAGCAAAACAACCATCCAATGCCATGTAAAGATACTGGAACTTTTCAAATGAAAGGTATTGTGGGTTGTGAGATAAAAATAGTGCGTGCACCACTGCCGCTATTTTTATTGGTGATTTCTCAGTTTTTTGCTCGCTAGATATGTAATTGAGAGCCAATTCTATGATTGCTTTTTCAGAGCATCTGCCGAGAATAAAGTCTGTTAACTTAGCAGGCTTGATGGGGGTTGCATCTAAAAAACCAGCATCGGTGGTTGTTAATCTCATCCCCCTGAAAAAAGACAGGCACCACACAACAAAGTTGAGAGTTTCTAGCGAGGATGTATTTTTTAATTTTAGTATGTGCGTTTTTGGCAATCCGAATACTCGGCAACTATAAGGCATTATGGATATGCCGCCATTAAAGTTATATATCTCTTGGTTTCCTGGGTATATCCAGCCATTAACAACATTTTTGTCATTGTTAACGCGCTCTACTTTCTCAGCAAGGCCGGGTAAAGTAAGTAAAGAAAAATTTTCAGTCTCAATGTTAACTTCTACTGGATAGTATCCAAACTCAGATCCAATCTCATCGGGCTGCTGTTCGTTAACTTCACCTTGCATATCTTTCTCCGTTCAAAAATAGGCTCGATAGTTATGGAGAGGCTATCATGTTTGGAAATTGCCAATGTTCGTGATTTTTGTAAATTTAAGGTGATTTATCAATAAATAAGCTGTGCATGCAACAGGTGCATGGTTTTGCATGCGTCAGGCTTGCCCGTTCTGGTAGTGCGCCGCCAGAGCTGGCGCGGATCCAGAGTGGTCATGCAACTGCATTAAAACCGACCCATAAAGCGGGCAGGCGTGGCGGGGAAAGCATTGCGCGCCAGCGGTGGTGCGTAATAATAAAAATTATCGTCTGAGCGCGTCGTGATGGCGCTTTCGTGGTCGCTGTCGGTTCGTTGTGGTCGGGTGTGGTTGTGCGCGTGTGGAGCGTCTGAGGCGTGATGATGGCCGGGTATGAAAAAGCCGCCATGATGGCGGCTTGAGGGGGAATTATTCCGGGTTGTCGAGGGTGTACTCTTTGAACCTGATGACCTCCATGCCGAGCCAGTCGTTTACCTCCCTGAACCTGTCCTGCAGCGGCGACAGCTCGTTACGCACAAATACCTTTGCCACCTTCTCAACGTCACCGAGTGAGCCGATATTCTCGGGCTTGCCACCCATTAGCTGGAACGGTACGCGGTGCGCATCCATCAGGTCAGCGGCGCTGGCTTTCTTGATGTTGAAAAAGTCATCCTTTGTGGCGACTTCGCTCAATGGCACGATTTTTATGCCGTCCGGTTTCCCGTTCGGTGAGTAGAAAAACAGGTTTTTAAAGTTGCCGAGCCCTTTAGAGTTACGCATTGCATCGCGCAGCGATTCGACGTCAGTCGCGCTTTGCGCCGGGTCAGTCACATACATGATGTAACCTGCGTGCGCGCCGTTCTGGTAATACTTGCGGCGGAACAGCGTCGCGGATTCATTCAGCCATGCGGAATTAAGCGCGCTGAGATATTCAGGCAGGCCGTAAATCTCCTGATTAATATCAGGCTCCAGCAGGTGGAACACGGTATCGGGTGCGAACTCATGCGGTTGAGTGAAGTTTTCCACAAACCAGAAAACCGAGTCATCGACCCCGCGCCGGGTATATTTTGCCGGTGAAGTCAGCAGTTTGATTAACTGGCCGGTGACGCTGTGGCGCTGCTCAAGAAAGGCGTTACCGAATACCAGATAGTCGAGCGCAAAGCGGCTGAAATCCTGACGGGACAGCAGTGGGTGCGGAATGTAGGTGCTCGCGAGCACGTTGCGTTTAACGTAAATCGGTGAGCTGTGATGCACTGCAGAGCGCAGGCTTTTTGCCAGCCCGGAGAAGCTGACCGGCGGCTCGTACCATTTGCCGTTACTGATGCACTCGACGTAATCCAGAATGTCGCGCTTATCGAGCACCGGCACCGGCTCACCGAAGGTGAACGCCTCAATTTTTTGCGGTGCGCTGGCTTTCAGTTGCTGTGGTGCGCGGGCTTTCTGCGCGGAGGTTTTACGGGATTTTTGCTTACCCATTAGTTGAACTCCAGAATAGATTTAGGCTGCATGCCGCTACCGGCAGAAAGCGGTTCGTTTAACAGGGCGTGCATGGTGGCCCATGCGATATCAGCGTGACTGGCCTCCTCGGTGCGGCTGGCCTCATAGGTGGCGCTGCGCCCGCTGCTGGTCATGGTTTTGCGGATGGACATAAACGACTGCGTGACGTCAGTTGCACCGGCGTCGTACTCCAGACAGCCCCGGCGAATCGTGTCTTTCGCCTTGAGCACCATTGCGGTTTTCATTTCTGGCGTGTAACGGATACCGCGTGCCGCCGGGTAGAATGAGCGCACCAACTGGAATACACCGAGACCGAGGCCTGTTGCGTCAATGCCGATGTATTCGACGTTGTATTTCTCAGTGAGCCTGCGGATGCCTTCTGCCTGTGCGGCAAAGTCCATGCCTTTCCACTGGTGACGCTCCAGCATGCGAAACTTGCCACCCGAAACCACCGGCGGCGCGAGTACGACACATCCGGCACTGTCGCCGGTGTGAGACGGGTCGTAGCCAATCCAGACCGGGCGCGAGCCGAATGGATGGTCGGCGAACGGGGCGAAGTCCTCCCATGTTTCCATCACGTCGACCATACAGCGCTGCAGCTCCTCGAACGGGAATACCGATGCCTTATCGTCGACAAACTCGCACATAAACAGGTTCTTAAAGTCCTCATCACTGTTTTCGCGTCTGAGCTGGTCGAGGTCGAACAGGGTGCAGCCACCGGCAAGGGCGTCCTCAATAGTGACAATCTGCCGCCACTGTCCGTCTGCGCAAAGAAGTCCACCGGCGAGCGCGCTGTGACTGATGTCGATTTCGATGCGGTCAGCGGCACTGGCGCGCCCTTTGTTAAACAGCTCGCCAGACCAGAAGGGGTAAGCACCGTGCGCCAGCGTTGAGGGTGTCGAAAAGTAGGTGGAACGCAGGTGCTTTTGCGAGGCCATGCCCGACGCGACTTTGCGCAGCTTCTGAAAATTCGGGATCCAGAATATTTCATCGACATACAGGTCACCGTTATGGCTCTGCGCAGTGTTGGAATTGGTGCCGAGAAAAATCAGCTTTGCGCCGTTGTTGCCGATGACAATCGGGTCGCCGGTCAGGTCGACGTCAACCAGTCGCGCAAACTGAATGATGTATTCCCGGAACACGTAAGCCTGCGTTTTACTGGCCGACAGAAAAATCTGGTTATGGCCGGTCTTGAGCGCGCGCAGCAGTGCCTCGCGGGAAAAGTAGAACGTCGCGCCAATCTGGCGGGATTTGAGAATGTCACGAATACGGTGCTCCAGCCCTGCGCGGTACCACTGCAACTGGTACTCGAAAGACTGGTCGAAAAATAATTCCTCCAGTTTCTCGATAGCCTCGTCGCTGAAAAAATTCTTTTTCGGCTTTTTGCGCTCCCCTTTGTTACGGTTGGCGACGTTGGGGTTCAGGTCGGCTTCGTTGCCGGTCTGGCTGTAACGGTTGACGCGCGCCAGCCGTTCAATCTGCCGTCCGAGCAGGTCAATTTCTTTGAAATCGCCGCCTGTCTTTTGCGGCTTGGCGATGAGCTGAATCAGCCTGGCCTCAAGACTGCTTTCGACGCGGGAAATCGGTGCGATGCCGTCCCAGCCATCGCGCTGTTTCCAGCTCTGCACGGTCGGGCGCTTGACCTGCAGCATTTCGGCAATCTGTGGCACGGAAAAGCCCTGCCAGTAAAGCAGTGATGCCTGTCGTCGCGGGTCATGCAACAAGGTTGTATCGGTGGAAATGGTCATTGATGCCTCGCCGTAGTGGATTCAGGGCAAGGCTACTTAATGGCCGTCAGTGATTCGCTAAGGTGCTGTTGTGTGGGAGGTTATCCAGTCGTCATTGGTGGTCTGGCGCGTCCTGAGACCGGAAACTGGCGTTGACCCGTAACCCCAACCTCAGGACTCCTGACAATGGCAAAAAAAGTATCAAAATTCTTTCGCATCGGCGTCGAGGGTGATACCTGCGACGGGCGCATTATCAGCGCCAGCGATATTCAGGAAATGGCCGAAACCTATGACCCGCGCGTCTACGGTTGCCGTATCAACCTTGAACACATTCGCGGCCTTTTGCCCGACGGCATGTTTAAACGTTATGGCGATGTGGTTGAGTTGAAAGCCGAAAAGATTGACGACGATTCTGCGCTGAATGGCAAATGGGCGTTGTTCGCCAGAATCACCCCGACCGATGACCTTATCGCGATGAATAAAGCCGCGCAGAAGGTCTATACCTCTATGGAAATTCAGCCGAATTTTGGTAACAGCGGCAAATGCTATCTTGTCGGCCTTGCGGTCACTGATGACCCTGCGAGCCTCGGTACTGAATACCTCGAATTCTGCCGCAAGGCGAAGCACAACCCGCTGCAGCGCTTTAAGGCCAGTCCTGAAAATGTCTTTTCAGTCGCCACGCTGGCCGAACTGGAATTTGAAGACGTTCCCGACACGGTGCTCAACAGCCTGGCCGACAAGGTGAAAGCCATTTTCAGCCGTAAACAGGTCAGCGACGATGCGCGCCTGAATGATGTGCATGAGGCGGTGACCACCGTCAGCGAACATGTGCAGACCAGCCTCACTGCGCAGGATAAGCGTCTTTCCGATATGGAAACCGCGCTAGCCACCTTTAAACAGGAACTGACCGGCAAGGTTGAAGAAACCAGCCAGGCATTTTCCGCCCTGAAAACCACCCTCGACAAAACCGAAAGTTTCAGCCAGCCGCGACGCACGAAAGCCAGCGGCGGCGGTGGCGATGAGCTGCTGACCGACTGCTGATAAACCGCAGAACAGAAACCGGGCGGCAACCCCGCCCGATGCAGTGACTAACCGATAAATTCAAACAGGAAATACTATGCGCCCGGAAACCCGTTTTAAGTTTAATGCCTATCTGACCCGCGTCGCTGAGCTGAACGGCATCAGCACTGATGATGTCAGTAAAAAATTCACCGTCGAGCCGTCCGTCACGCAAACGCTGATGAACAAAGTGCAGGAGTCATCCGCGTTTCTGCAGACGATTAATATTCTGCCGGTCGCAGAAATGAAGGGTGAGAAAATCGGCGTCGGTGTGACCGGTACTATCGCCAGCACGACTGATACCTCGGGCGATGATGAGCGTAAGACCGCAGACTTCACCGCGCTTGAATCCAACAAGTACGAGTGCGACCAGATTAACTTTGACTTCCACCTGAAATATAAAACCCTCGACCTGTGGGCGCGTTTTCAGGACTTCCAGCGCCGTATCCGCGACGCCATTGTCAAGCGTCAGGCGCTCGATTTCATCATGGCCGGTTTTAACGGTACCACCCGCGCCGCCACCTCTGACCGCACCAAAAATCCGATGCTGCAGGATGTGGCCGTCGGCTGGCCGCAGAAATACCGCAATGAAGCCCCGACGCGTGTGATGAGCAATATCACCGATGCTGACGGTAAGGTCGTTTCGGAAGTGATTCGCGTCGGTCGAAACGGCGACTATGAGAACCTCGACGCGCTGGTGATGGATGCGACCAATAACCTGATTGACGAGGTTTATCAGGATGACCCGAAACTCGTTGCCATCGTTGGCCGTAAGCTGCTGGCCGACAAATATTTCCCGCTGGTGAACAAGCCGCAGGAAAACAGCGAGGCGCTCGCGGCAGATATCATCATCAGCCAGAAGCGAATCGGCAACCTGCCTGCTGTGCGCGTGCCGTACTTCCCGGCGAATGCCGTACTGGTAACTACTCTGGAAAACCTCTCTATCTATTTCATGGATGAGAGCCACCGCCGCAGCATTGATGAAAACCCGAAAAAAGACCGCGTTGAAAACTACGAGTCGATGAATATCGACTATGTGGTCGAGGCGTATGCCGCCGGGTGCCTGCTGGAAAACATCACCCTGGGCGATTTCACCGCACCTGCAGCACCGGAAAGCGGAGCCTAAACCATGACGAGCCCCGCACAGCGTCACATGATGCGGGTCTCGGCCTCTCAAGCCGCGCAGCGGGAGCAAGCCCCGCTGCGCCATGCAACCGCCTATGAGCAGATGCTGGTTAAGCTGGCCGATGACCGCCGCACGTTAAAAAACATCCGTTCAAACGAACGTAAAGCCGAGAAAAAGCGCGAGCTGCTGCCGTTCTATGCGCCGTGGGTCGCCGGTGTGCTGACTGATGGTCGTGGTACGCAGGATGACATTGTTATGACCGTCATGCTGTGGCGTCTTGATGCCGGTGATATCGCTGGCGCGCTGGAAATTGCCCCCTACGCGCTGAAATACGGCCTCACCTCTGACCATCGCCGCACAACACCTTACATGCTGGTTGAGGAAGTGGCGCTTGCCGCACTGCGTCTGCGCGATGCCGGTGAATCTGTCGACCTTTCCTGGCTGCAGACCACTATCGACCTGACCGACGGCGCTGACGTTCCCGATATGGTGCGTGCCCGTCTGCATAAGGTGACAGGCCTGACCCTGCGTGATGCCGGTATGAATGCAGAGGCGCTGGCGCAGTTTCAGCGCGCGATGCAGCTCGACCGCAATGCCGGTGTGCGCAAGGAGATTGAGCGGCTGGAACGCGCACTGAAGCCAAAAGCGGAGGCACCACCCCGTAAAACGACTAAACCGCGCACGCGCAAACCTGTCGCCAGACCGGCAGCAAAGCGCGGGCGTCCACCAAAGGCGGTAAAAACCGCCGGTTAACTGAACGCTCCCCGAGCCGGGCGGCACGCCGGTCAAAGCGGGTTTTGACCCTGACGGCGACCGGCGTCCACCGCCCAACCTGATGAGGTTGTCATGACGACAGTGATTCTGAACCAGCCCGACGAACCGCAGGACGTACCGGGCGTGGTGATTCCCGTACCGGAGACGGGCGATGCAGTAATTAAAAACACGTTCTTTTTCCCTGATGTGGATCCGAAGCGCGTGCGCGAGCTGATGCGGCTTGAGCAGACGGTTTCCGATGCGCGCCTGCGCCATGCCATCAGAACCGGCATGGCGGAAACCAATGCGGAGCTTTACGACTACCGGCTGCGCCAGACTGCCGCCGGGTTTAAGCATCTGGCCGACGTGCCTGCTGAGGAAATCGATGGAGAGAATGTGCGTATTTTCCACTATCTGAGCGCCGTAACGGCGATGGCAACCGCCACCCTGTATGAGCGCTATCGCGGTGTTGAAGCCACCGGCAAGGGTGACAAAAAAGCCGACAGCGTCGAAACCACCATTGATGACCTGTGGCGGGATATGCGCTGGTCGGTCGCGCGTCTGCAGGACAAACCGCGCTGCATCGTGGGCCAGCTCTGATGAAGGTCAGGTCGATGCAGGGCGACACCCTCGACGTGATTTGCGCCAGGTATTACGAGCGCACTGAGGGCGTTGTTGAAACGGTGCTGCAGGCTAATCCCGGCCTGTCTGAGCTGGGCGTCATTCTGCCGCATGGCACGGCAATTGACCTGCCCGATGTGCCGTCTTCACCCGTAACTGAAACTATCAATCTTTGGGAGTAAACCATGACAGAAGGGGAAAAAGGCGTCCTGTCACTGTTTGTGATTGGGGCACTGATTGTGGTCGGAAAAGTGCTGGCAGGCGGTGAACCCATCACCCCGCGTTTGTTTATCGGGCGCATGTTGCTCGGCGGTTTTGTCTCAATGGTCGCCGGTGTTGTTCTGGTGCAGTTTCCTGATATGTCACTGCCCGCTGTGTGCGGTATCGGATCCATGCTCGGTATTGCCGGTTATCAGGTGGTGGAAATCGCCATTCAGCGCCGCTTTAAGTCACAGAAGGGGGAAGGCGATGCCGGTCATTAATACTCACCAGAATATCGCCGCCTTTCTGGACATGCTGGCGTATTCCGAAGGAACGGCGAACCATCCGCTGACGAAAAACCGTGGCTACGACGTCATTGTTACCGGCCTTGATGGCAGGCCAGAGATTTTCACCGATTACAGCGACCACCCTTTCGCACATGGCCGACCCGCGAAAGTGTTTAATCGCCGTGGCGAGAAATCCACGGCATCGGGGCGTTACCAGCAGCTTTATATGTTCTGGCCGCACTATAAAAAACAGCTCGCATTGCCTGATTTCAGCCCACTGTCGCAGGACAAGCTCGCGATCCAGTTAATCCGGGAGCGCGGTGCTATTGACGATATCCGGGCGGGGCGTATTGAGCGTGCTGTTTCCCGTTGCCGGAATATCTGGGCGTCATTGCCGGGTGCCGGTTACGGCCAGCGCGAGCACAGTCTCGAAAAGCTGGTTACCGTCTGGCGCACGGCTGGCGGGGTGGTGGCATGAAAGTCCTGATAACGCTGTTTGTGCTGGCCGTGCTCGGTCTGATGTGGTTGCGCCATGAGAATGGCAATTTATCCCGCTCCTTTGAGACGGCAAACCGCGTTGCGAGCGAGCAAAAGGCGACGATTGGCATGCTGAAAAATCAGCTCAGTGTCGCCGGCCAGCTCGCCCGACGTAATGAATCCGCGCAGGTGGCACTGCGCGAACAGCTCGCAAAGGCAGGCGCAGAAGCAAACCGCCGCGAGCAGACGATAACGAGGTTACTTGATGAAAATGAAGCCTTTCGCCGCTGGTATAACGCTCCTCTGCCTGATGCTGTGCGCAGGCTGCACACCCGCGCCGCCTGCGCCAGCGCCGGTGATTGTGGTCAGCGGATGCCCGAGGGTGAGCCTTTGCCCGATGCCGGGAAGTGATCCGAAAACTAATGGTGACCTGAGCGCGGATATCCGCCGCCTTGAGGGCGCGCTGACCGCCTGCGCGCTGCAGGTCAAAACCGTCAAACACTGTCAGGATGAACTCGATGCAGAAGCACAAAAGCCTGCGCAAGGCGCTGATTAACGCCGTGCCGCAGCTCCGAAACAACCCCGATATGCTGCGCCTGTTCGCTGATAACGGGCATACGGATTCCCGACTGGAGAGCTCGCTGTCGTTTGAAAAGGTGTACGTGCTTAACGTGGTGGTGACTGACTTTACCGGCGACCTCGATTTGATATTTGTGCCGGTACAGGCATGGCTGCGTGAGCATCAGCCGGACATTATGACCACCGACGACGGGCGGGAGAAAGGATTCACCTGGATGATTGATATCAATAACGACGATTCGCTCGATATCAGTATCAGCCTGAGGCTCACCGAACGCACGATCGTCAAAGAAGTCGACGGCGCACTGCACGTCAGCTATGCGCCGGAGCCGTCGCTGCCTGAACCCGTGACACGCCCGGTCGAGCTGTGCGTTAACGGTGAGCTGGTGAGTAAGTGGGATGAATGAGTTAACCGCACTGCAGGAGCGCCTTGCCGGTCTGATTGCCAGCCTGTCACCGGCGGCACGTCGTCAAATGGCGGCTGAGATTGCGAAAAAGCTGCGCGCCAGTCAGCAACAGCGTATTAAGCGGCAGCAGGCACCCGACGGCACCCCGTATGCCGCGCGAAAGCGCCAGCCGGTGCGGAGCAAGAAAGGCCGCATTAAGCGCGAAATGTTCACCAGACTGCGCACCAGTCGCTTTATGAAAGCCAAAGGCAGCGACAGTGCGGCGGCGGTGGAATTTACCGGCAAAGTGCAGCGCATGGCGCAGGTGCATCAGTATGGCCTCAAAGACCGGCCAAACCGCAACAGCCGCGATGTGCAGTACGAGGCGCGCCCGTTGCTCGGTTTCACCCGCGACGATGAGCAGATGATTGAAGACGTCATTCTCAGTCACCTCGGCAAATAAATATTGTGTGAGCCATCACCGGAGCCGCGCGAATTGGCGCGGCTCCAGACCAGAGGCATCCTTGCACTATGAATACGTTATCCACTTTACAGGAGCTCGCGCGCGCAATTCGCAATCTCATCCGCTCAGGTGTGGTGACTGAGGTCGATATTGTGCAGGGGCTGTGCCGCGTACAAAGCGGCGGGATCCAGACTACATGGCTGAACTGGCTGACTACCCGCGCCGGTCGTTCGCGTACATGGTGGGCTCCCTCGGTCGGTGAGCAGGTACTGCTGCTGGCGATTGGTGGCGAGCTTGATACCGCTTTCGTTCTGCCGGGGATTTTCTCAGACGATAACCCCGCCCCGTCTGCCTCGGCGGATGCATGGCATGTGGTGTTCCCTGATGGCGCGGTTATGGAGTATGAGCCGGAAACCGGTGCGCTGACGGTCAGCGGCATCAAGACTGCCGACGTGACGGCATCGGAGTCCATCACCGCCACCGTGCCGGTGGTGCTGGTCAAAGCGGCAGAACGTATCACCCTCGACACCCCGGAGGTGGTCTGCACCAACAAACTGACGACGGCGACGCTTGAGGTGCAGAAAGGCGGCACCATGCGGGGAAACATCGAACATACAGACGGCACGTTGAAATCAAACGGTGTGCAGGTTGATGACCACGGTCACGGCGGCGTGCAACGGGGCGGGAGCTGGACGGAGGGCATCAGGTGACGGCGCGCTATATGGGGATGAACCGCAATACCGGCCTCGGTATCAGTGACAGTGAGCATATCAGCCAGAGCATGCGCGACATTCTGCTGACGCCGGTCGGCTCGCGGGTAATGCGTCGTGAATATGGCTCGCTCCTGTCTGCGTTGATTGATATGCCGCAAAACCCGGCGCTCAGGCTGCAAATCATGGTGGCGTGCTATTCCGCGATCCAGAAGTGGGAACCACGCATCAGGCTTACCTCCATCAGTTTTGAGCGCGGCGACACTGGCGAAATGTATGTCGATATTAGCGGGATGCGTACCGATACCGGTGCGTCAGTTTCAACCACTGTTTCACTGAGTTAAATCACTATGGCAACCGTTGACCTGAGTCAGTTACCCGTTCCCGACGTGGTTGAGGAACTGGACTATGAAACCATCCTTGCGGAACGCATTGCGACGCTGATTTCGCTCTATCCCGAAGACCAACAGGAAGCCGTCGCCCGGACGCTCGCACTTGAGTCTGAGCCAATTGTTAAATTGCTGCAGGAAAACGCCTACCGCGAGGTTATCTGGCGTCAGCGTGTCAATGAAGCTGCACGCGCAGTGATGCTGGCTTATGCCATAGACAGTGACCTCGATAATATCGGGGGAAATTTCAGTGTTGAGCGTCTTGTCGTCAAGCCTGCTGATGACTCCACCATTCCACCCACCCCGGCAGAAATGGAACTCGACGCCGATTATCGTCTGCGTATACAGCAGGCTTTTGAGGGGCTGAGCGTGGCGGGGCCTGTCGGGGCGTACCAGTATCATGGCCGTAGTGCTGACGGGCGCGTCGGCGATATTTCAGTTATCAGCCCGTCGCCAGCCTGTGTGACGATTTCCGTGTTGTCACGTGAAAACAACGGCGTCGCATCTGAGGAACTGCTTGCAATTGTGCGCAATGCCCTGAACGCAGAAGATGTCAGGCCGGTCGCTGACCGGGTGACGGTACAGTCAGCCGAAATTGTTAACTACCAGATTAACGCCACGCTTTATCTTTATCCCGGCCCGGAAAGTGAACCCATCAGGGCGGCGGCTGAGGCAAAGCTGAAAGCCTATATCAGCGCGCAGCACCGCCTCGGGCGCGATATCCGTAAATCAGCGATTTATGCCGCCCTGCATGTTGAGGGGGTTCAGCGGGTGGAGCTGGCGGCACCGGTCGCAGATATTGTTCTCGATAACACACAGGCATCCTTTTGCACTGACTACAGCCTAGTAATCGGGGGATCTGATGAATGACTCACGATTATTGCCGGTGGGCTCATCGCCACTGGAAGTCGCCGCCGCAAGGGCATGTGCTGAGATTGAAAGGACGCCGGTCAACATCCGCGCGTTGTGGAATATTGACACCTGCCCGGAAAATTTGTTGCCGTGGCTGGCGTGGGCGTTTTCTGTCGACCGGTGGAATGAGAACTGGCCGGAGGGAACAAAACGTGCCGTTATCCGTGATGCATATTTCATTCACTGCCACAAGGGGACTATCGGCGCAATCCGTCGGGTAGTGGAGCCTCTCGGCTATGTCATCAATGTAACGGAATGGTGGGAAAGCGGCGACCCGCCAGGTACATTCCGGCTTGATATCGGGGTGCTTGAAAGTGGCATTACCGAAGAAATGTATTTCGAAATGGAACGACTGATTGCGGATGCAAAACCAGCCAGTCGTCATCTGACTGGCCTGAATATTGTCCAGGACATTCCCGGTTATTTGTATACCGGCGGCGTGTCCTGCGACGGCGATATTATTACGGTTTACCCGGGATAAGTGAGGAATAATGAGCACGAAATTTAAAACCGTTATCACCACTGCCGGAGCCGCTAAGCTTGCTGCGGCCACCATGCCGGGCGGTAAGAAAATAAATCTTAACGTTATGGCTGTTGGTGACGGCGGCGGAAAGCTGCCGGATCCTGAAGCCGGTCAGACGCAGCTTGTTAATGAGGTCTGGCGTCACACTCTGAATAAAATCAGCCAGGACAACCGGTACAGTAATTACATTGTGGCCGAGCTGGTTATTCCGCCGGAGGTGGGCGGCTTCTGGATGCGTGAGCTTGGCCTTTACGACGATGAAGGGACGCTGATTGCTGTTGCCAATATGGCCGAAAGCTACAAGCCAGAACTGGCCGAGGGCTCAGGGCGTGCGCAGACATGCCGCATGGTCATCATTGTCAGCAGTGTCGAGTCTGTGGAGCTTTCCATTGACTCAACGATGGTGATGGCGACGCAGGATTATGTCGACGACAGGCTCGCCGAACATGAAAAATCCCGTCGTCATCCTGATGCCACTCTTAAAGAAAAAGGGTTTACTCAGCTCAGTAACGCGACAGACAGCGAGTCTGAAACGCTTGCAGCGACGCCGAAAGCTGTCAAGACAGCGTATGACCTTGCTAACGCGAAATATACAGCTCAGGACGCCACCACAACGCGTAAAGGCATTGTGCAACTCAGCAATGCCACTGACAGTCCGTCTGAGACACTTGCCGCGACACCGAAAGCGGTCAAGGTGGCATATGACCTTGCTAACGCGAAATATACAGCTCAGGACGCCACTACAGCGCGTAAAGGGATTATCCAGCTCAGCAATGCCACTGACAGCACGTCTGAGACGCTGGCCGCAACGTCGAAAGCGGTTAAAGCGGCTATGGATAATGCGAACGGGCGGCTGGCGAAAAACAGTAATGGCGGCGATATTCCTGACAAAAAACAATTTGCGAGAACTATCGGTGCCGTGACCTCTACCAATATCACATTTAATAATGCTTCTGGATGGTACAAAATCGCCACAGTTGTAATGCCGCAGGCTACATCAACTGCGGTGATTAAATTATATGGAGGGGCTGGGTTTAACGTTGGCTTATTTGAGCAGGCGGCAATCAGTGAATTAGTGCTGCGTGCCGGTAATGGTTCACCTGTTGGAATAACCGCCACGCTGTGGAGACGCTCGCCGACTTCTGCTAACGAGGTCGCATGGGTTAATACATCAGGCGACACTTACGATATTTATATTAATATCGGCCAGCATGCGTACTGGTTAATTGCGCAATATGATTACACCGGTAATGCAAATGTCACGCTGTACAGTACGCCTGAATATTCATCAGTACAGCCGGGGAACTCAACCAGCGGTCAGACATATACAATTTACAGTAGTCTGATGAAACCAACAGCCGGTGATGTGGGGGCATTGCCGATTACAGGGGGGCAGCTTAACGGACCGCTGAGTATTGGTACTGACAATGCACTGGGCGGTAATTCGATTGTGCTCGGTGATAACGATACAGGGTTTAAACAGGATGGCGACGGCATTCTGGGTATTTACGCCAATAATGCCCGGGTCGGTTATATCGACAATTCCGGGTTACACATGTCAGTAGATGTTCTCACTAATGGTGGCATACGAGCAGGTGACGGGAAAAGGCTGTCACTGACGAGTAATAATAATTCGACAATGACAGCCACGTTTAATTTATGGGGCGACGCAAACAGGCCTACTGTTATTGAACTGGACGACGATCAGGGATGGCATCTGTACAGCCAGCGAAATCCTGATGGTTCGATTGTCTTTACGGTCAATGGCGATATCACCGCTAACACGCTTCGTGCAGGCGGGGCCATCTATCATAATAACGGTGATATATTTGGTTCGCTATGGGGAAATGACTGGTTAAGTACCTGGATTAATAATAATCTCGTCTTAGATGTTCAGTTAGGGGCTGGCACATCAGTGACTACCTGGAACAATGCAGGTTCATGGCCTAACACTCCCGGGTATGTAGTTACCTCCGTCTGGAAAGATAATCAAGGCGAAAATATTGATGGTATTAATTATGCGCCTTTGCAAAAACGAGTCGGGAATCAGTGGTATACCGTACAAGGGGGAACGGTATAATGAAAAAATATCAGGATATCAAAAATTTCAGACTGACTGACGCGCCTGTAAACAGGGGGAAAACTCAGGCCGAAATAAATATAGGTGCATATTTTCTGAAGTCAGACGACGGACAGGACTGGTATGAGTGTCAGTCATTATTTTCTGATGATACTGCAAAAATAATGTACGACCATGAAGGGGTTATCTGGGGTGTTGTTAATAAGCCAGTCCCGCAACGTGGCAACACATATTCTGTATCAATGTTGTGGCCGGTTAATATGTCTGTTGCGGAAATAGACGCTGCTGACTGTCCTGATGATTGCCGTGGTGATGGCTCATGGTTGTACAGGGATGGTAAGGTTTTACCAGTTCCGGTGGATTATCAGGCTAAGGCCGAAACCACCCGGCAGAAGCTACTGGATGCCGCTAACAGCGCCATTGCCGACTGGCGAACCGAACTGGCGTTGGGTGAAATCAGTGACGACGATAAGGCCAGCCTGACTAAATGGATGGCGTATATCAGGGCGCTTAAAACGCTGGATTTAACAGGCATTTCAGATGAGGCCACCTTCACAGCAATCAGGTGGCCTTCATTACCACAGGAGTGATGTACTGGCTGACTGGCCGGATATACCACGCTAAATATTCAGGCGGGTTTATTACCCGCCTTTTCTTTTTCCTGTCGTTGTGCCATCAACCTGACAGCCGGTACAAATAGCCCCCTCTTGTGTACTGACCTGAAAATATACTCACCCCTTAACCACGGAGTTAACCGGATGAGTGATTTTCACCACGGCACGCAGGTCATCGAAATTAATGACGGTACGCGTGTTATTTCCACAGTAGCGACTGCGGTCGTCGGCATGGTCTGTACAGCCAGAGATGCAGATGCCGCGTTATTTCCCCTCAATGAACCGGTACTGATTACCAATGTGCAAAGCGCCATTGCGAAAGCCGGTAAAAAAGGCACGCTGGCTGCATCACTGCAGGCCATCGCAGACCAGTCAAAACCCGTCACTGTTGTTGTACGTGTTGAGGATGGAACCGGCGATGACGAGGAAGCTGCGCTCGCACAGACTGTTTCCAACATTATCGGAGGTACGGATGAGAACGGTAAATACACCGGTATCAAGGCTCTCCTGACCGCTCAGGCCGTCACCGGCGTCAAGCCACGTATTCTTGGGGTGCCGGGGCTGGATACTAAAGAGGTCGCGGTTGCGCTTGCGTCGGCTGCCATTAAGTTACGTGCATTTGCTTACCTCAGTGCGTGGGGATGCAAGACTATTTCCGAAGCGATGGAATATCGTAAAAATTTCAGCCAGCGCGAGCTGATGGTTATCTGGCCTGATTTCCTCGCATGGGACACCGTCAAAAATACCACCGCAACGGCTTACGCCACTGCGCGTGCACTCGGCCTGCGTGCTTACATCGACCAGACTGTCGGCTGGCACAAAACCCTGTCTAACGTTGGTGTACAGGGCGTTACCGGCATCAGCGCCTCAGTGTTCTGGGATTTGCAGGCATCCGGCACCGATGCTGACCTGCTCAACGAGGCCGGGGTTACAACGCTGGTACGCAAGGACGGTTTCCGCTTCTGGGGTAACCGCACCTGCTCGGATGACCCGCTTTTTCTGTTTGAGAACTACACCCGCACCGCGCAGGTACTGGCCGACACGATGGCGGAGGCGCACATGTGGGCGGTCGACAAGCCCATTACCGCCACGCTCATTCGTGACATTGTTGACGGCATTAACGCCAAATTCCGCGAGCTGAAATCAAACGGCTACATCGTGGAGGGTAAATGCTGGTTCGATGAGGAATCGAACGACAAGGAAACCCTCAAGGCCGGGAAACTGTATATCGACTACGACTATACACCGGTTCCGCCACTGGAAAGCCTGACCCTGCGCCAGCGTATCACCGATAAATATCTGGTGAATCTGGCCGAATCGGTCAACAGCTAAGGAGCCTGAAATAACATGGCACTACCCCGTAAACTCAAATATCTGAATATGTTCAATGACGGCCTCAGCTACATGGGTGTTGTTGAATCCGTGACACTGCCGAAACTGACCCGCAAGCTCGAAAACTATCGCGGCGGCGGTATGAATGGCGCGGCAGCGATTGACCTCGGCCTCGACGATGATGCGCTCACCGTCGAATGGTCTGTCGGTGGCCTGCCTGATGTGGCGCTGTGGGCGCAGTACGCCGCCCCGGGTGCTGATGCTGTGCCGCTGCGTTTTGCTGGTTCTTACCAGCGCGACGACACCGGCGAAATCGTGGCGGTCGAGGTGGTCATGCGTGGCCGTCATAAAGAAATCGACGGCGGCGAGAATAAGCAGGGTGAAAACACCTCGACCAAACTGTCGACTGTCTGCACCTACTACCGCCTCACGATTGATGGCAGCGACGTCATCGAAATCGACACCGTCAACATGGTCGAGAAGGTGAACGGCGTCGACCGTCTGGAGCAGCACCGCCGCGCAATCGGGCTGTAATTCCCTGACCGGTCAGCACTGCTGGCCGGTTATTAACCCCATTCAGAACAGAGAAAAACATCATGGCAAAAGCACCACGTAAAACCGCTGAATTTATTGATACGGCTGGCAATGAAACTGACACCGTAAACCCGAACGTCGTGACCCTGGACAAACCGATTAAGCGCGCCGGTCAGACGATTGATAAAGTCACCCTGATTGAGCCGAACGCCGGTACCCTGCGCGGCGTCAGTCTGGCGGCGGTGGCGCAGTCCGAAGTCGACGCCCTGATTAAGGTGCTGCCCCGCATGACCTACCCCGCGCTCACCGCGCAGGAGCTTACCGCGATGAACCTGCCTGATATGTTGTCGCTGGCCGCTAAGGTGATTGGTTTTTTGTCACCGGCTTCGGCGGAATAGACTTCCCGCCAGACCTGTCGACTGATGACCTGATGGCGGATATCGCAGTGATATTCCACTGGCCGCCATCAGAACTCTGTTCCCTGAGCCTGAGCGAGCTCATCACATGGCGCGAAAAGGCGCTGCAGCGTAGCGGAAACCACAATGAGTAATAACCTGAGGCTTGAGGTATTGTTGAAAGCGGTCGACCAGGCGACCCGACCGCTTAAATCCATCCAGACCGCGAGTAAAACCCTGTCGGGTGATATTCGCAACACACAAAAGGGGTTGCGCGACCTGAACGGTCAGGCGTCGAAAATCGACGGCTTTCGTAAGGCAAGCGCGCAGCTGGCCGTAACTGGTCAGACGCTTGACAAGGCGAAGCGTGAAGCCGGTGAGCTGGCTGTGCAGTTTAAAAACACCACCAGTCCGACCCGCGCACAGGCGCAGGCGCTCGAAGCGGCAAAACGTGCCGCCTCTGAGCTGCAGATAAAATATAACAGCCTGAGAACATCGGTACAGCGCCAGCGCTCCGAGCTGATGCAGGCTGGTATTAATACCCGCACCCTGTCTGCCGATGAGCGTCGGCTCAAAACCTCCATCAGCGAAACGACGGCGCAGCTTAATCGCCAGCGTGAGGCACTGGCGCGCGTCAGTGCGCAGCAGGCGAAATTAAGCCGGGTGAAAGAACGATATAAATCAGGTAAAGAGCTTGCCGGTAACATGGCTGCTGCAGGTGCTGCCGGGGTCGGTATTGCGACGGCGGGAACGATGGCCGGGGTTAAATTACTGATGCCCGGTTATGACTTTGCGCAGAAAAATTCCGAGCTGCAGGCCGTGCTCGGGGTCGATAAGCAGTCGCCAGAAATGGAAGCGCTACGCAAACAGGCGCGCCAGCTCGGCGACAATACTGCCGCCTCTGCTGACGATGCTGCCAGTGCGCAGATTATTATTGCAAAAGGTGGTGGTGATGCCGCCGCGATTCAGGCAACAACGCCAGTCACTCTGAATATGGCGCTTGCTAACCGTCGCACAATGGAAGAAAACGCCGCGTTACTGATGGGGATGAAATCCGCTTTCCAGCTCTCAAATGACAAGGTGGCACACATCGGCGACGTGTTGTCGACGGTGATGAACAAAACCGCCGCCGATTTTGACGGACTGAGCGACGCGCTGACCTATGCCGCGCCAGTGGCGAAAAATGCCGGGGTGAGCATCGAGCAAACCGCCGCAATGGTCGGTGCACTGCACGACGCCAAAATCACCGGGTCAATGGCGGGTACGGGTAGCCGCGCTATTCTCAGCCGCCTGCAGGCTCCCACCGGAAAAGCGTTTGAGGCCATTAAGGAACTCGGCGTCAAAACGTCAGACAGCAAGGGGAACACGCGCCCGATATTCTCCATCCTGAAAGAAATGCAGCGCAGCTTTGAGAAAAACAACCTCGGAACAAGCCAGCGCGGCGAGTACATGAAAACCATTTTCGGCGAGGAGGCCAGCTCGGCGGCGGCGGTACTGATGGAAGCAGCCTCAAGCGGAAAACTTGACCGGCTCACTGCCGCGTTTAAAGCCTCGGACGGTAAAACCGAGGAACTGGTTAAGGTTATGCAGGATAACCTCGGCGGCGACTTTAAAGAGTTCCAGTCGGCTTATGAGGCCGTCGGTACCGACCTTTTTGACCAGCAAGAGGACTCGCTGCGTAAACTCACCAAAACCGCCACACAATACGTGTTAAAGCTCGACGACTGGATCAAGAAAAACAAAGGTCTGGCGACAACTATCGGCATTATTGCCGGGGGCGCACTTGCTCTGATTGGTATCATCGGCGGCATTGGTCTCGTTGCGTGGCCGGTTGTCATGGGGATTAACGCCATCATTGCCGCCGCTGGCGTGATGGGTACCGCCTTGACTGTTGCCGGTAGTGCCATTGTGACAGCTCTCGGTGCAATCACCTGGCCGATTGTGGCCGTCGGGACGGCGATTGTGGCCGGGGCGCTACTTATCCGTAAATATTGGGAGCCCATCAGCGCATTTTTCTCGGGGGTGATTGAGGGCATCATGAGTGCTTTTGCTCCGGTCGGGGAAATGTTTGCACCACTGGCACCCATTTTTGACGGACTCGGTGAGAAGCTGCGCGGAGTCTGGCAATGGTTTAAAGACCTGATTGCACCGGTCAAAGTTACGCAGGAGACGCTCGATAGCTGTAAAAATGCTGGCGTTATTTTCGGTCAGGCGTTGGCCTCAGCGCTGATGGCACCGCTGAACGTTTTTAACAAGCTACGCAGTGGTGTCGACTGGCTTCTCGAAAAGCTCGGCATCATCAACAAAGAATCGGACAGCCTCGACCAGACCGCCGCCAAAACCAACGCCGCCACGCAGGGGAATTCCTACATTCCGGCGACCAGCACCTATGGCGGGTATCAGGCTTATCAGCCCGTTACCGCACCGGCGGGACGCTCTTACATCGACCAGAGCAAAAGCGAATACAACATTACGCTACCGGGCGGTGTTGCTCCGGGGCATCAACTCGACCGCCAGCTACGCGACACACTTGAACAAATTGAGCGCGAAAAGCGTGCGCGCCAGCGCGCCAGCATGAGCCACGACTAAGGGAGAATTAAACGATGATGCTTGCTCTCGGCATGTTTGTATTTGAACTCCGTACTCTGCCTTATCAGTCAATGCAGCATTCGAAAGATTACCGCTGGGCGTCTAATGACCGGGTCGGTAAACCGCCTGCATATCAGTTTCTTGGCGAGGGGGAAACCTCAATACAGCTTGCCGGTACGCTTTACCCTGCCATTACCGGCGGTCATATATCCCTGCTGGCTGTGGAACTGATGGCCGATGAGGGCAGGGCGTGGCCGCTGATTGAGGGGACCGGCAAAATCCTCGGGATGTATATCATCGATAAGGTGTCGACCACGCACGCCGAGTTTTTCAGCGATGGCGCGGCAAGAAAGATTGATTTCACGCTTTCGCTAAAACGGGTCGATGAATCACTGACGGCAATGTTTGGCGACCTGAATAAACAGGCGAGCGAGCTTCTCGGCTCTGCCGGTAATCTGACCGATAAGCTGCAGGGTGCGCTCGGAGGGCTGACCATATGATTACGGGCATGACCATTGACGCCGGTGCCAGTCTTGCACCGGCATTTATGCTAACGCTGAACAGCCAGGACATTACCAGCAATTTTAGTGACCGGCTGATTTCTCTCACCATGACCGACAACCGGGGTTTTGAGGCTGACCAGCTCGACATTGAGCTCGACGATACCGACGGAAAAGTCGAATTACCCCTGCGCGGGGCGGTGCTGTCGCTGTGGCTTGGCTGGCAAGGTTCGGCGCTTCTGAATAAAGGCGATTTTACGGTCGATGAGATTGAGCACCGGGGCGCGCCTGATACCCTGACCATCCGGGCGCGTAGTGCAGACTTTCGCGGCACGCTCAATTCACGGCGCGAGGAATCATGGCACGACACCACCCTCGGCGAACTGGTTAGCACCATCGCAAAGCGTAACAAACTGACGGCCAGCGTCGCGGATTCGCTGAAACAAATACCGGTACCACATATCGACCAGTCGCAGGAATCCGACGCGGTATTTCTTACCCGGCTGGCTGACCGAAACGGAGCGACTGTATCGGTTAAAGCGGGAAAACTACTGTTTCTGAAAGCCGGTAGTGCGCTGACGGCCAGCGGTAAGCCCATTCCACAAATGACGCTGACCCGCAGTGACGGCGACCGTCATCAGTTTGCCATTGCCGACCGCGGAGCTTATACCGGTGTAACAGCTAAATGGTTGCACACCAAAGACCCGAAGCCGCAAAAACAGAAAGTAACGCTGAAACGCCAGCCAAAAGAGAAGCACCTTCGCGCACTGGAACACCCGGAAGCAAAGCCGGTCAGCAAAAAGACGAAGTCCAGAAAAGAGCCGGAGGCTCGCGAGGGTGAGTATATGGCCGGTGAGGCCGATAACGTACTGGCGCTGACGACGGTCTACGCTTCTAAGGCGCAGGCGATGCGCGCTGCTCAGGCTAAGTGGGATAAGCTGCAGCGAGGCGTTGCGGAGTTTTCAATTACGCTGGCGCTTGGTAGGGCTGATTTATTCCCTGAGACACCGGTGCGCGTGTCAGGCTTTAAGCGCGTCATAGACGAGCAATCGTGGTTAATCAGTAAGGTGACTCACAATATGAATAATAGTGGCTTCACGACGGGCTTAGAGCTTGAGGTTAAACTCTCTGATGTGGAGTACAGTGCAGAATCGGATGATGAATAAAATGTATTCACAAAAAGTGAATTAGTGATTATTATTGGTTCACGAATTGAGAATAAGAGGTGGGTTATGTTTCATTGTCCGAAGTGCCATCATGCCGCACATGCGCGAACAAGCCGCTATCTAACCGAAAATACGAAAGAGCGCTACCACCAGTGCCAGAATATCAACTGCAGTTGTACGTTTATGACAATGGAAACGATAGAACGCTTTATTGTTACTCCGGGATCCATCGACCCGGCACCGCCGCACCCGACTGTTGGTGGTCAGCGACCATTGTGGCTTTGATAAATTTTCGCTAAATGCCCGCCGCGTGCGGGTTTTTTTTATGCCCTCAGTAAAGTGGCGGTAAAAAATCCACCGCCATTTTATCGCCACTCGAAAATGAGGTAACAAAAAAGCCACTCGCTAGAGTGGCTTAATTATATGATTTTAAAGCTAAAATTTGGTGGCCCCTGCTGGACTTGAACCAGCGACCAAGCGATTATGAGT